TATTTTGTTTTCATTTTGTTTTCAAAATTTGACAATATATATATTAATTCATATTTTGTTTTCATTTTGTTTTCAAAATTTGACAATATATATATTAATTCATATTTTGTTTTCATTTTGTTTTCAAAATTTGACAATATATATATTAATTCATTTTATATTTGAAATATCTTTATATTATTTTAGTTATAGTTATAGTTTTAGTTTTTAAATACAATAAAATAATTAGAGAGAAATATATATATTATTAAACAATTTAAAGAACATTATTTAGTTTTAGTATAATATAAGTATTTCATTATTATATTATAATATAATGTCTTTATTTTTTAGTAACTCAAATTTATTAAAGAAATTTAATACTGCAAATATAGATAGTTGGATACAACAACCTTTAGAAAAACTTACTTGTGATAAATATAATATTTTTTTAAAACCAAATGAAATTAGAAATATGGAAAAAGAATTATTAAATCTTATACGATATTTATTAACTAATAACAAATTTGAAATACCTTGTCAAACAATTAATCCTCCATTCATTTATAGAGCAGGAAGAATAGAAACAGTAGATGGAAAATTTTTTCCAGTAAGTAAAAGTGTCGCTTCAAATTGTCCTACTCCAGGAACTATTAACGAACCAATCTGGTTTTCATTAACACCTCTACACGGATATTTAGGTTTAACACCTAATAACCGATATGGTCTAGTGGCTTGTCGACGGATTAAAGATATTAGTACTGATAAGAAAATTAATTTTCTTATCAATTTAAGTACAAATATCGAACCGACCTGCAACACCACACCACCTAGATCTTATTTGTTATCAAAATCTTTACAAACAGCAATAAATAAAGTTATTTTAGTTTTGATTGTTAGGTTATATTGTAATACATATTCAGAACTTCATCCAGAGGATTTAACTTATGAGTTTATTATAGCAAATGCAGGAACAATCAATTTGAGTCGTACAGTAAATGGGTATGATTGTGATGATCGGTATCGAGGAGGAACAATTGCAACATTATTAGAATCGTGGAACTACGCAGATGGAACAAGAAGTAGTATTTATAATGAAGATAGAATTGAAATAGACGTATTATTTGAAATTTTTAATTTAATTGAAAGAATTATCAATAATTTTACTAATATCATAAAAAAAGATGTTGTTAATATTATGAACAGGCACATGCAGGATCCTTCTTTACAAATAGATTATGATGTTAAAATAAATTTACTTGGTTGGATATGTAAGAATGTACCTCAAAAAACTACTTGTCGCACATTTCCTGGTGAATGGGCTTTATCGATAAAAAATTTTAGTAAACCAATGCGTTATAATATTTTTGACCCAAGAGATATAAATTGTCAAATAAAATTTTATATTTATGATAATACAACCCAAAGAAATTATCGTGAAATAAATATGAATGAACTACCATCACAGACACAGACGTCATCTGGATTTCTCGAATGGATTGGATTCGGAGGATTTGGACAAACAGAGTCGGTAGAATTTGAACCAGAAACAACGATGGAATATTCTAAAAAACCAGAAGATATTAATAGTGATTTATTTGAAGTATTTTTTGATACTAAATCAGATGAATCATTATATACAAAACAACCTGAAGGACTTTCAGAAATAATAAAAAACTATATTGACAAAAATAAATTAAAATATTCTAAAAATGTAAATATATCATATAATGATACAACAAATCCTCTTAAAAAATATGAACTCATACAATTCAACACTAGTAATAATATACCATCTATAGAAAACTATACACAAACTGTAGCAGCAGCAGGAGGTTCTAGAAAAAAATACTTTTTCAAAAAAAAAACAAATAATAGAAATAAAAAATTAATTTATACTGAAAAAAGTAAAAAAAAATATAAATATAAAAAAATATAAATATAAAAAAATATAAATATAAAATAATTAGAGAGAAAATAATATATATTTTAAACAAACTATTTAAAGAAACATATATTATTATTAAACTATTTAAAGAAACATTATTTATCTATTTTTAATTGCGTTGATAAATGTGATATGATTTTTTGAACTGGGTTATCTGGCGGAGATAAAATCGCTTGACAAAAATAAATATTATCTTTCTTAGCTTTTGGATTCTTTTGTGTATATTCTGGACCAAATACTAATGCTCTTGTTTCTAATATATCTATCGTTTTTTTTATTACTTCATTATTTGAACTATCTTTTATCCAGTTATTATCTTTATCTTTTATACAGAACAAATTCCTCTTTAAATCTATACAGTGAATTGGTCTTTTCGAAATACCTAGTAAATCTAAATTCTGAGTTAAACTATTTATAATCGCTTTTGTAAAACCTACCGTTCCTATCTTTAAAAAATCTTCATAACCAAATTGATAATTCTTCATAAAATTGTCAATACTTATCGCTTCTTTACACGTTTCGTTTAAAAATATATTTAAATTAAATATCGTCTTATTTATAGTATTATTATTAGTAGTAGTATTACCAGTATTTATTATATTATTACTTACATCCACTATTTGAACATGTTGTATTTTATTTTGTTCTGCTTGTTGTAATTGTATTTTTAATAATTGAATTTCATTATCTTTATCTTGTAGTTCTAACAATTTAATCTTATCTTTGTATTTAATTAATTCTGATTCTTTTTCTATTAACTGTTGTTGTTGCTTAATTAATTCAACATGTTGTTCATCTAACTCTTGTTTTTGTTGTATTATTTGCTCTTCATATTGTTCATGTTGTTTTTTAATTTTACACGTCTTTTTGTGTCTCGAATGACTCGATTGAGAATTAAATATTTTATCACAATATTCACATTGATTTATTTTAATAATATTGTTTATTTTTTTATAATGCTTATCCGTGTCAAGATGTTTATTATAATCTTTTATGTTATTCGAATTAAAAACACAATTTAGACAAATATATTTATAAACTGGGAATTTTGAGGTAATTTTCATAACTCTATATATGTTATATATATTACCTTCTAACCTTTTTTATGTTATATATATTTCCCTTTTTACTTTCTTTTCAAAAATAATATTTATTTTTGAAATTTATACTTTTTATTTTTTTTTTATCATAACAAAAATAAAATAAAATAAAAGACGACCTTACCATAAAAACTTTTATGCAGTCAATTCACTTTTTTTTCCAAGATCATTTCACGAAAAGTGAAAAATGGACAAATATATTTGTCCATTTTCACTTTTTCAAAAAAACTTTTGAAATAAATAAAGTAAATTTTATTTTTAATTCTCTCCATTTCACCGAAATAGTAATTTTTATTTTTAAATTCTCCATTTCACCGAAATAGTAATTTTTATTTTTAAAAATATAATTAGAGAGATAAAAAAAATGTGGTTCTACCACATTTTTTTTATTTATACATTTACTAAAAATTTTTATATTTTATATAATTTTATTTATTTTGAAATTATATTAACATATAAACAATTTATATAAATTCTATCCAAAAATCTTTTTTAAAATATTTTAATATTTTTCTATTTATTTCAGCTTTACTAACTGAAGTAGCTAATATAATATCTTTAAATTTAGTAGAATCTAATACTTTTTTTATATTTTCTAAATTCTCGATATTATCATCTACTATACCTGTAGCCCATTGTGTTAAACCATATTTTCCTTCTACATCTACAATAAAACCAGTCGCACCACTTCCAAATATAACTTTAGGAACATTAAACATACCTTTGTCTGTTGTATTAGACCATTTAAATGATAATTCATTTAAACGATTAATTGAATATATACAAGGATATTTAAATATTTCACTTTCATTATGTGACATATGAGGTCGTCTTACTTCATATTTACTTTCACTATGAATTATATTAATTTTTTCATTACCTTTTATAATTTTTTCAATAATTTCAAAATTATAGTTAGGAATAAAGTCCCAATCTTTTAAGTTTATATTAATCATTTCTTTTTTTTGTGTTTTAATAGTTGTCGGTGTTTCATATGATTTATTTTGTATTAAATAAATGTCATATCTTGTATTACAATTAAATGTTTTAAGTCCATCTTTTTCATCATGTATTTCAAGATAAATTATTTGTTTTGATTTCATTAAGTCTTGTAATGGATGTTCTGGTTGTCTCCATAAAGATGGATTTACAAATAATAAATAACCATTAAGATTTATCCATTCTTGTAATGATCGTTCAATAAATTTAGTCCATAAAGTATGTCCCTTTCCTTTATTTCCACTATTATCATTATATGGTGGATTTCCTATTACTGCATTAAAAGATTCCATTCCAAACTTATTATTAATATCTAAAACAAGAGTATCACCTGTATGAAAATTAAATTCATAATCTAACTCATCTAATCCACAACAACTTTGAACATGACATTTCATAATCTCAGTAGTGATAAATACATTTAATGCTGTTAAATCGGCATAATAAATACATTCAGACATAATAACACGACATCTGTCAATTTCATCAGGAAATAAATCTTCAAGTCCTTTATAAAATCTATCAAATATTCCTAATACAAAATTTCCTTTTCCACAACAAGGTTCAAATACTTTTTGAGGTGTTTTCCAAAAATTATCTGGAATTGTATTTAACATTTCATCTACAAGTTTAACAGGTGTTGGAACTTCTGCGTTTTTTTTTCTTTCTTCATTAGTAGGTATAAAATGTTTTTCAATTAATTGTCGCAACTTGCGTGCTGGTGCTATGCTATAAATTTCACGAATATTTTGAACAATCTCGGCATTATTGTCAATAATATTGTTCATTATATTTGTTATAATAATATAATCTTGTTCATTTAATTCAATTTTTTTATCTTTTAATAATGAAATTATTAATCCTTTTGTTTTTTCATTAATAAATATATCTTTAAAATCAAATATTTTATATGATCTTGAAATTAATGCTAGTAAAGGAAATAAGAAACTTTTACACATTTCGTAAGTTTGATTAATTAAAAATTCAATTTTTGTATTTTCTATATCATCATTATTGTCATTATCTACAGTTTCAGTATCATTATCATTATTCATATTAATAGGTGCATCAATTTGAGTTTTTGTTTTATCACCTTTAGGACAATCTTGTTGTTCCCCTTCTAAATCTGTATTTATTTTATACATTTCTTTTTTTTGAAAATCTAATTTAATAAATTGTCGCATATCATCATCACAAATTATATTTTCTAATAAAAATGTATCATCTATTAAATTCATCATATTTTCAACTTCTTTTTGATAATAAGACCTAATTTCTAGATTTCTTAATTTACCATTATTAATTTGGTGTGGATCAAATAAGAATATGTTTTGTTCAAATAAGTAATACAATATTTCTGCATTTGTTTTTGTAGTTTTTGTATTTTTTCTATGTTTTTGTATAACATCAATTACATACAAATATGTTCTTTGAATATTCATATCTACATTAATTCCGATTGTTTTACCATCAGATTCAGTTAATGCTCTTGAAAATCGTTGTTTTTGATTATCTAAATGATGTCCATCATCTAATGATATAGTAACATCACAATCGTTATATGTAATACCTACACTACCTTTATTTCCTAATAATAAAATACAACCTCTTTTATTTTCAATTCTAGTTTTATTCATTATTGATTTTAAATATTCATTATAGTCTTCTTTAACATCTCCAGTATCTTCAATTGAATTAGAATATTCAATATTATAATCACTCCATAATGTGTTAATTTCTAAAAATTGTTTTAGTGTTTTTTGTAATAATGATATAGTATTATTTCTTGTGTGAATTGGAAGATACATGATAAATAATAATGGATTACCTCTTATCGATTTCCTTGAACTACGATTAGTTTGTGTATTTTCAATTTGTTTCATAATTGTATTTTTCATTTGTTGAGATGAAATTATACATTCAAAGAAATTTAATAATATTTCCGTACCATCAATAGTGGTAGATAGTTCAAATTGTTCTACATATTCAATCTCACCTTTAGCATTAATTTGTTGTCTCAATGCAAATAATGAACTACAACTATAACCAAAATTAGTTCCATTTTTAGTATTATATGTATTTATTTCTTTAATTAATGTATCTGGAAGAGTATATTTCATTAATACTTGTGTTGGATGCTTTGAATAATCTTTATTTAAAGTTTCATTTTCCAAACACTTTATAAATGTATTTCCGTGACGATTACTCATATATTCAATAATATTTTCTTTATTACTTAAAGTAGTAGTAGATTTTATTAGTTCTTTCATATATGCTTCATCTTCAATTTCCCACTCATAAATACAAGAATGATGAATACCAAAATATTTATTTGTTTTATATGATGTTCCAGATGCAAAAATTTTTAATTTAATATTTTTACAAATGTCTTCCATATCACTATCTATTTCTAAAATTTCTGTTTTAGTTTTATCTGTAGATGAACCTTGATGCGATTCATCAATAAAAATTGCATCAAATCCTATACTTTGTAATAATTTTTTTTTCCCCCCATCTGTTTTCAGATATTGAACACTACAAAAGATTATTCCATTAAATGATTCATCAATTGTATCAAATTCTTCTTGTAATTTATAATTTATATTTTTAAAATCAATATATGTATCTAAATCACTAATAAAACTATTAATTGTTGCTGGAACTGACGTCATAAACAATATTTTGTTATATCCATTTTCTAATAAGAAATTAGATTTTAATAACATAGTAATACTTTTTCCACTTCTTGGTTTATGACTCATAGACCACATATTATATTTTTGTGTTAAAAATGACTGTATAAATTTTTGTAGTGTCATTTCTTGATGTAATTTTTTAACTAATTGTTTTCTTGGTGATAACAAATATTCACCATTAATAAAATCTATAAAATCATTAATATTCAATTCATTATTTGAAAATCTTTGACAAAATACATCTAACGCATTTATAATATCAGTTTCATCAAATAACAAATTATTTTCAATAATTGTATCATGTATTTTTTTATCAATATTTAATTTATTTTTATATTTATGTTTTATAACAACTTTTTTATCTTTAACAATTAAACCAATTTTATAATCTGTTGTTTCTTTTGAAATTGTATTATCTAGTTTAGATACATCTGTTTCACCATATTTTTTTTTATATTTTATTGTAAATGCAATTGTAGTTGTTCCATTTTTTATAGTCATATCAGAAAGATTATTTCCACCACCTTCAACTTTTATTTTTAATAAATCATTAATATTTTTAATTTGTTTTAAATTTTGTAATTGTCCACCACTAATTTCTGTATAATTTATATTATCTATACATTTTAAAATAATAAGAATTAAACAAATAGTTTCAAAAATCCATCCTTGTCTTCTTTCGTCACATAATATTTTTTTTTCCATAATCAAATCAAATAATTGCTGACCGGTTAAATGTTTATTTGACAACATATTTGCAAATACATCTTTACGAAATTGTTGATTAATAAAATATTCTGTAATTAATGAATCTGCTTTTTTCTCTTTTGGAACCTTCTCCTTTTTCTCTTTTGGAACCTTCTCCTTTTTCTCTTTTGGAACCTTCTCCTTTTTCTCTTTTGGAACCTTCTCCTTTTTCTCTTTTGGAACCTTCTCCTTTTT